TGCCTTAGCCTTCGCGCCGACTTCCTTGACACCGCTAACCGCGTTCTCAATGTTCTTCGCAGCGTAAACCGCTTTTGCGCTCGCTTGGTCTTCGGCTTGAATCAGGATTTTTACGGCGTCACCGGCCATTATTCGCTCTCCGCTTTAATCCTGTTTTCTTCGTGCTTCAAAATCCGAACTGCATCAACAAATGAGGCAGATTGATCGAGGCTTCCACCCGCTACGGGCGGTAGTCCCTCGTTGAACAAATCAGCCATCGAAACAAACTGCCCGATACTTTCGCAGTATCGATTGGGGCATCCTTTCAAGATCCAACTTCCGTTTGTGCATTCGTCGCATCCTGTTCCGTTGCATGCCGGGCATTCGATCTCGATAGGCTCCGCGTCTGTCCCTTCGTCTTCGCATTTCTTGTCGCTGCATCGTCGGCAAAGCTCGCCTTGCCTAATCAACGCCGCGACTCTCAGTCTTTTTTTTCGTTGGTGTCCATTCGCTGATTGTACGCCACCTTAATAAGCAACTCCCTCGCCTCTCGGTACGTCAGCAAGTTGTCAAGGTCATCAACAGCAAATGGGCGGTCAACATTCCTCCATCCAACAACAACCCGCTTTAATTCGCTGATCGTTGCATCGAATATCTGGTCTATCGAGTGCTTTTCGTCGAGCATGTCAACCGCTTGAAGTATGCTACGCTGCCCTCGCATCGATTGCGATAAACACACGAATACTGGCCGCGTCTCGACGGGCTTGCTCTGGTCAACATCGAGACACACTTCAAACGATTGATCTGGCTCAAGAAAGATAGGCATCGATTATCCTGTTATGTTGCGGCTGTGAAGGTGATCGAGCATTCTTCATCAACGTTGTTGCCGTTGCGATTGGCTTGCCACTCGATTTCATCGACAACCAAGTTTTCCCGGTCTGCTTCTTGCAGGCTGATGATTTGCGCCTTGGGTGCCGTGAATGTCATAACGCTGTTCGTAGGCCCGTCGAGCGACCACGTCAGCGAATGCTCCGACATATCCAGCAGTTTACCGTATCTATCCTGAGTCGCAACCAACTTCGATTCGGGATTTCCGGTTATGCGAACGACGCGATTGGTAATTAGACCCGCAAGGAATCCTGAAACGTCCGAAGGGTCTTCTCGCAGGATAACCGTGTTGCCGCTGTCGAGCGTGATGTTTTCAACGCCCAAAGCCACGCTGTTCCAAGTCGTCGTTGACGATGCGAAGCGAAGCGATTGAGCCGTAGGGTAGCTTGGTGCTAGGATCGCTGTATCGGTTGGACTAGACCAAACCCCGGTAAACTCGAACTCGAAAAACGCTGATCGTCCAGTAGGACAGTTCAACTTAAACGTTCCCGCACAACCTCGTAGCAACTTTCGCATCCCGTCGATATAGACGCCAATCGTCAGCGTCTTGACATTCGTTCCCGGTGCTTCGGTTCGAGGCGTGAATACCTGACCGCTTTTCACCCATCCGCAAGCCGGGAGGAAAGTATCGGCCCAACTTGGCTCGGTCGATGTTCCGTCCCATGACGCATCGTGCTTGAATGTAACCTTACCACGATAGCCTCCCGGAACGCTCGCTCTCATGCCGAATGATGCTTGACCCTCTCGAGTCTCTAGTTCCGTCTCCGTCTGGATTGCGATGTCGTAGCAGTTAAAAGCCGCATCCGACCCGCTCAGGCTCATCGCTGTTCCTGGAGTCGATTCGATTGATGCTGCCAATACTCGCTTGCGTTTCAATAGCGTCATTTTGATTCCTTTATTGGTTCAATGCTCTTAGTTTAATCTTACCCTGTGCCGCCAGTATAACGTCACGCAAACGGCGATTGACTTCTATAGGGAGTCGCTCCCTTGCCTTATTCTCTGCAACCTTGCCTATGCCGCCTCGGATGTAGTAGTCTCCAGGCTTCTTGCCCTTGACCTGTCGAAGCGTCCGTCGATTGGTTTCGTCGGCTGTGTATACGTTTCCTCTCCAGTTGCGGGAAATGAACCCGTCGAGAACCGTAGTCCACCCGCCGCCCATGTCTGGCTTGTAGACCACGCCGCTGGACTTAACTTTGCCTTTTCGCTTGCGAGTATACGTCTTCGCTTCGTGGTACTTCGCGGGAAATGGATAGCCTTCCCATAGCCCGATTATCGCTTCGGCTCGCTTCGGTACTGCTTTGTTCTTCTGGCGTATGGTTTTCTTTAGCGTTGCCGCTTTACTGATCGCCTTGCTGTTGCCTTTGTTCATCGATGATAACTTGAGGTTAATCATCTTGCCAACGACTTGAGCAACCTCGACGCGTACGCTCTTTGCGGTGCGATTTACCGCCGTTGCCAACACTCTCGGCAAGTGTACTTGGAAGTGCCCTAAGTTGGTCTTCATCTGCTTTAGGGACTTCGCGTCGATGGATATTTTTATCACGCTCTTAGCTCCGTCATGTCGTCTTCGGAAACTCGGTAGGTGATATTCAAAGGCACCTGCAACCCGTCCATCCCGCCGTCCGCCTGGATGTAGTTTACCGTCTGCCACTGTGCATCCGTTGCATAGCCGCCGAAGGTATGCCAAGTAGACGAACCCGACGCAACAGCCTTGATGATGTCGGCGTGAAACGCATTGAGCAGCGAGTCAATCGCGTCCGTGTTTCGCTCGTCCTGCATGACATGGCAATGGATAAGGAACTGTTGGCGATATGCGTTTGATGGAGGCTCGCCCGGCCTGTCGAGTTCTGGTACTCGTTCGGGCTGTCCTTGGGTCAAAACGATCTGATTGTTTCGCGGTGTGAAGTCTGCGAATCTACCCGGTCGTTGCACTTCACAAACCTCAGTTTGGTAGCCATCGGCCCCAATCATCGCATCTAGACGCGATTTCAGTTCAAGTGCTATAGATTCAACGACTGCTACCGGCATTCTAGGACTAGCATCCCTTCATCGTGACTCAACAGTTTTAGGATCGATCTTCGCTTCGGTGCTTCACCGACGCGATTCGGAAACGCCAATTCGTCCCCGCCTAAGTTTATTTCGTCGCTTGCAATTCCGCTCGACTGATCGTTGGCAACGTGTACCTCGAATAGAGGGTAAACCACGTTTCCATCCTCAGGCAAGACGCCGAGTGCTTCGCGTATCACAACCGCCTTGATCTCCCTGGATCGACCGTTCCTTTTGTAGTAAACAATCGATTCAGCGAAGTCGTCAGCGTTGCAAAATACGCTCTCGGCATCTTGCTTAATCAGGTCGTGAAGCGTCACTTACTAGGCTCGCTTGCAAGTGATCTTGACGTAGTCAACAACCACCGAATCCACGTTGGTATTCGCGGCCTTCTGGAGTTGGATGATCGGTTGCAAGCCAGAGCTATAGCCGCTCATATCAAACGTAGTCGAGGATGCAACCTGACGCCCATCGATGTAGAACCGCACGTTGCTCTTCCCACCCGTGAAGTCGATCACGAATTCCTTATAGGTCGTGCCCAAGGTCGTTCCGGTGGAAACGTCGTCATTGTCCCGCGTCCCGTCATCGGTTTCGACGTAGACAAGGGTGGTGCTGTTTGCACCTTCCATTCGGAACCAAGCGTTAGCCGCTACGCTGTCAGGCGTATCGTTGCGTGCTGAGCCAAGGCCGAACACCAGCGTTGAACCGCTAGTGAATGTCGATGCACCAATCTTGACTTTCATCTCGATGCGCTGGATCAAGTCGATGTCAAAGTCCAACGCGTCATTGAAGTGGGGGCAAACGTTTTCGATCTCGTTCGTTGCCGCCAATGTAACCGTCAGTTCCGAAGTCCCCTTCGTGTAAACCGGCGTACCGCTGGACGAGGTGTCATCCACTAGCCAGGGAGTCGCTGGATCCGCCGAAGTTGGAAGCGTTGCAACGGCTCCGTTGAAGTCGTCGTAAAAAATCTGGAAGTCTCGAATATCACTCATCATCAATTCCTTTGCTTTGTTTTTTGTTTGAAAAAAGGCCCCAACCCAAGCGAGACGGGGCCGTGTGTCAATCAGGTAGTCGCTTAGGTGCGATTACCGAAGATTCCGCGATGATCGATTACCGCTGTTCCCATCGTCTGGCGAATCTTGTAGAGGTAAACATCTCGGCTCATGTCCCAGTCGTTTTCCAGGACTGGGGCCTCTTCACCACTGAGGAAGGTTAGTTCCATCGTGTCGACTTGCGAGTTGTCAGCGATTGCGTACCAGTTGGTAGAACTGTTGGCGTCGAGCAAGGCGGTAGCAACAACGGTCAGCGGTCGAGTTCCGTTGATACCGTAGAGGCTAACTACGCCCTCATTTCCGTTCGACTGTGCAAAGGATTGACTGTTTACAATCCGCGATGCAGTCGCTGCGTATTTCTGAGGAACCAGCAAAACCTTAGGCGATAGATTCAACACCGATCCACCGAGGCCCTTTTGCTTGCTCATCAACTCGAATGCTTCGTCGAGTGTGGTTTCGCTTGGGGCCGCTGGGCTGACTGCGGTAATGTTCGATCCGCTTGCGTGAGAAGCAGAGAACAAAGCCAAGCCGTCTGGCATCACTGGATTGCTCAAGAATGTGTCGTAAACGAGACGCTCTT